GGACACGATAACAAAGCGGATGTTATTCAAAATGTGATTGAGAATATAGATGATGGTTTATTAGCTAATGCTAAAGATATGTTAAATCAATTAAAAGAAATTGAGTTAGATGTCGTAGAGTATAGCACAGAAGAAGAATCAGATATTGATATATCTTTAAATTTAGAAGCAGAAGAACAGATAGGAAAATAATGACAGTTGATACAGATATAATGGTAATGAAAGAAGACATAGGTAAAAAACTATACAGAAAGAAAACATACTATAATTTAGTTATAGAACAAGAGTGTCTTGCTAATAGTAGAGCTGAGGCAACAGAAAAACTTTCTGATTGTGGTGTAGATCATTCCCAAATAAACCATGAGATTACAGAAACTAAAAATGGTGTTGAAACTTATATGGTTGACGCCAACTATACAGACAACGGACCTACAGAAAGTTTTGGTCAAGTTGTATATACAGATGACGAGTTTGCTGAAGAAAATGGTGATGTTGAAATAGGAGAAGAATCTCCATTACAAGACTATAAAGAAAATGTACTAACACAAGGATAACTATGAAAACTACAAGAAATAAATTAGAAAGAAAGCTAGATGAATATAACCATACAATGGAATTGATTAGAACAATTGTTCCACTTGTTATATTATGTCTTCAAGTTATTATTTTAGTAAAAATTATTTAATTAATAACACAAGGATAACTATGAAAACCTGGACTGAATATAATATTAAAACTATGAAAAAACAAAAATGCTCAATATGTGCTAAGTTATTTATGCACAATACAACGGATACGTTAGTAGGTTCACTAGGACCAATACCGGTTCAGTTCTGTAAACCTTGTTTTAAAAAAGTTATGCAGAAAGACCATTTACCTTTAAACGACACTAGAAAATAATGGACAAATATTTAAAATGGATTGCAACTGGTTTCCTAATGATAGGCGCTGGTGCTAATTCTGTGGGTATGTATCCACTAGGACCAATCGCTACTTTAACCGGTGGACTGTGTTGGTTAGTAGTTTCTATTATGTGGCGTGAAGCCGCACTCATCACAACCAATGTTGTGTTATCCTCTATTACTGTTATAGGATTAGCAGTAACATACTTACATTAATAGGCAGGTGTAGTTAAACGGTATAACATCTGTTTGTGGAACAGAAGTCGGTTGTTCAACTCAACCCGCCTGTACCAATTATATCCCTTGCATTCGTGGGTCTTTAGAAAAAATATTAGTTTTTGCTTTTGGTCTAGCAATACTATCTTTACTTCTTTTTCTTAATTGAGCTTTAGCAGAGTCTTCTTTACTTCTCTCTTTTCTTAAAGCTCGTAGGTCTTTTACCAAGTCCATACATACTCCTTTAATAAAGAGCGTTTCTTCAACCTTTGTGGTTTACTTCCGTCCGTTTCAGGATAAACGATATTATATAAAACTATTTATACAAGGTATGTCATTGAAACATACCTCATATATGATTATTTCTTTTGTAATAGTATTCTTAAATAACGAGGTCCTGTATCAGTTGAAGTAGTTCCTCTGAATTGAAACGATACCACATAGGTAGCGCCATTAATAGCTGCATTAAACTTAATGTTATTGTATTTTCTTATATTCTTTTCTGCATATATATAACTGTCTTTAGTTAATCCAGTAATAGCAACTTTGTGTGCAAACCCATTAACAACAGATACATGATTATTTCCTTGTGCAATCTTATTAACTAATACTACATCAGGACCTAATGCTTCAATAATCAATTGTTTTAGACTGTTACTAATAATTGAATAGTTTGGTTTTTTTGTAATAGTAGCATACTTCTTGCCAAAGGCTTTTCCCATTTTAAATCCATCAAATCCAAAAAACTCATTAATCCCTTTTTTAGTATTCGCCTGTTCAAAGTAAGAACCAATACTTCCATTATAGATGTAGAATGAATTAGAAAACTTTAAAGATAGATAATGTGTCTTACTTGTAAACAAATCAACATCAGAAACAGCTAGACCACTATTGTTACTAATCTTTACTTTGTTACCAGAAAACGCTGGTGGACGTCTTGTATTTCTCGCACCAACTTGTACTGCCTTGTGTTTACTATTTTGTCTTAATCGTAACTTCTCTTTGACCAACTTAATAGTATCTCCTGATTTAAGTTTATCTAAATCTACACCACTAAACCAATCATTAAGATCAGAGGTAAACTGTTCTTCAAACTTTAGACCTCCTGTGCCTCTTGCCTTAATTGGTTTAAAGATTAATACTTGTGAAGAACCCTCTACTTCAATTTCAGTTGGTTTCTTTCGTTGTTTAAAACCATACCCTTTCTTTTTAAGATACAGCTCCATTTGTTCTTGTAACGTAGTTCTATCAGAATTACGTACAATTAAGGTTCCTTTAGTTTCTTCAAACTTCGAGCCTTTTACAAACGATAAATTTTTTATTAGTTCTTTTAACATACAAGTTACTCTACCATACTATTTAGAGAAAGTCAACAGAGATTGCTCGCTAAATTTTCAGAGTCGCTGGCTGGTGGCCCTTTAATGGCTATCCAATATAATCTTTAAACTTTCTATACCAATACACCCCTAGTTCTCTTAAACTATCGTTTTGTATTCTTAACCGTTCTAACTTACGAAGCAAAACTTTCAGTGTTATACGAGGAACATACTTCTTTGTCTTATAAGACTTTTCTAACCGCTCCACAATAAAGTCTATATCGGGACAAGTGTAATCAGGTATTTTAGGAGCTAATCGTTTTAACCTTTTAATATGAGAGGCAATGTCAGCTTTTGTATTAATAGAGTTCTTTATTCGTTTACGTCTAAACATAGTAGCGTGTGTATCCTTTCGATTGTGTATAAGATAATCGCTACGTAACGTACTACGTGATAATGTATGGAGTAATTGTTTCCGTATTACTATTTATAGACTCTATGGTTCCCTGTGACCACTCAACATGGATATGTATAAGACCACGGAAGTCAAGGACATGAGCGCCAGCCTGGATAAGGGTAAAAAATATACTCGAAAAAAAATATCAACTTATAATGAAAAGCCGATTGCTCGCATGCACCTTAAAGATGTTATTACATTTATAGATTAAGGTTGCTACCTAGCTATCACAAGGCCTTTTTCACATGAGCATTTTCAAGATTAGGGATTAAGATCGATTGTTGATCCTCTATGGATCACGGCGCCAGATGTATTGCTTGTCTTGCTTCCTTCTACCGTTTCATTAATACTTCCACTGACAGATACATTCATGTTGCCTGCTACTTTAAGATTGTAGTCTGAGCCGGCGTTCATGTTTATCTTTCCTTGTACTGTGTGAATATTAACATCGCCACTGTCTACTTGTATATTAATAGAAGCGCCGGCTCCTATCTGTATGTCGTAGTGATTGTTAGCTGTGTTGTTCTTATTAATGTAGAGCTTATGTCTTCCATCTATTGTAATGTCTGAGTTGCCGGCTACATATACTTTCTTATCCTTACTGATTAATTGATAATGGCTGGACTTGATAATGTTTGTTTGATTGCCTGCGTTATCTATTTCAGTGGACGTACCGCTACTGTGGCGCTCATGGATACGATAATGATTTGTTCTTACGCCATTCTCATCTATTACAAAGCTATCGTCAGTTTCTTTGATATGGCCACTCTCACTTTCAGTGACATGATTGTAAGGATAGACAGCGTTGTAAGGAATCTCCGTCTGATCAAATGTGTCACCATCACTTGCGGCTATCGAAGAGCCATCAGCTGCTGTCGTAGTATTAAAATCCGCTGTGGGAATACCCGTTATACGTGAGGCTTTACGAGCTGTTAAAGAGCTGTGTTCTTTGTCGGGATTGTGTACGGCGAGTCTATTTGTATCTGGCTCGTCAATCTCTTTAGGGTAAACAGAAATTTCAGTTGGCTTTCCATCCTTATCTAATCTAAAGTTTGGATCATAAAAACCTTTATTCGTTTTCCCTAGCTCCGATGGCTTGCCTGGCAAGGATCCAAGGACAGTCGGCTCTTGTCTATTCTGTCCATCACGGAAATATCCCATGACCCATGATCCCTCAACGAGAAAAGATGGCGATTGACCTAGTCCAGATATACCAGAAGACGTTGTAGGAAGTAAACATTGCGCCCAGGGTAAATCAGCTGTTGGCAATTCTAATTTGTTTTGCGTATGATGGCCAAGAGCTCTTACTCGCACTCTGCCTGTGTACGTTGGATCCATTCTATCTTCGACTACACCTACGAACCATAGAAAGCCGTTTAGTCCTAAAAATTTATTGTTCATCATTGTTTTCTTTTTACCGATAGGCCTCTCGTTTTAAACAACACGCTTTGCGCTACTTAATAGCATTTAATAATACCCTACGCACGGCGGCACTGTTTGTGTATATTGTTATCATATTCCTCTAATCCTCGCAAGAAGGCCCTTAATTCTTAACAAAAATGGGTCTTTTACATATGTCCACAGGCTTTCGG